TCATCCAGGTTTCTGCTTTCATCATTCCGAGCAGCTCGCCGGTATCAAGGCCCGTCTGTGCGTTGTAGATATCGGCCATGTTCGCGGTTGCCTTCGAGAGAACATCGGCAACGCTAAGCATGTCCTCGGCAGATCCAAACGCCATTGTCTTGGCCGAGTGGATCATCATGCTTGTACCGGTGCCCATCTCTATGGTGTCGCCGGCCATAGCGATGATTGAGGCCGCTGAAGCCGCGAGACCGTCCACCATGACCCGGACTTTCTTGCCCGAGGTCTTCAGAAGGTTGTAGATCGCAACCCCCTCGAAGGCTGAGCCGCCCGGCGAATTGATACGGCACACGACGGACGTTTCCGGCCCTTTCAGTGCGGCGGCAACGTCGGTTGCGAGGATGCCGGAGTCGTCCCACACGGAGCCGCCAACCGGCCCGTACATCATGAGCGTCAATTCGTCGTTGTTGACCTCGGCCCGGAAGTCGCAGAGCGCGGCCGGTGCCTTGATCGTTGAGAATGCGAGAAGCTTATCCATTGTTTTCACCTTCCAGGCAGAGGGTTATTAGCCGCTGTTTCGCTTCCGCTTCCGCGTCTTGGTTGTTCCATCTCCAATCGGCGTAAGCGCGGCACGCGGGACCACTCGCGCCGGTAAGATCCATGACCTTTTCAACGAGCCAAGCCGAGAAAGTAGCCGCTTGACCCTCTGAAACGGCCTTTTTACGGTCATTTTGAGCAAATTGCCGTGTCTCGGAGCGGATGATTGAGGCCGCAATCGAGGCCGCTAGACGGGCTGATTTACCGTTGTTTTCGGCTGTTTTCGGTGCGTTTTCGGCTGGTAAATCCTTGTTTTGGGCACCGTTCGGCGTTGTTGTAGCTTCCCGCCCGTGGATAACGAAGTTCGCGGGCCGCCAAGTAACGTCCAAACCTTCGATTTCGTCCCATTCTTCCTCGGCGCGGGCCTGCGCCGGTTGCATAAATCCGCCCTCGATGCCTTCGCGATAGCCAGCGAAGCGGGTTTTCTGGTCAGCCTTGAGCAACGACGAGAACTTATGGGACGTTGCGAAGCGCGACTCACTCGGCAAGAAAAGATCGCGGTCGGCCGTTTGCTCAAACCTGGTTGTCCACGGTGAGAGCGTATGTTTTACGTATGCTTGGAAGAACTGTTCGGCGCTGGCATAGGTAGCAGCTCCGGGTAGACCAATCAACACGCCGGGGATGCGGAAGATGCGGGCGACGTCGGCGAGCTGGTAGTTGCGTGACTCTATGTACTGTGATTCCTGGGCCGTTAGGCCGATTCGCTGGACCGTTAGGTCGCCGGATGTAAGAATGGGCAGCCAAGAGTTAGTAGATCCGGCGTGCCGTTTCAGGAAAGCGGTACGGAGTTCTTCTTTTGATACGTCGTCTAAGTCGCTCTCGGTGTGTAGGACAGTGTTTGACTGGATGCCGTTCGAGAACAGCCTCGCGCCTTGTTCTTCGGCCGCGATGGCCAGCCCGATAGCCTCGCGAGCGAGCAGCGTGAGCGCACGGCCGTCAACAAAATTCATATTGAGCATAGTCCCGCGCCACATCTCCCACTGCGTTAGCTCGGTGAGGCCCGGGAAGTTCGGGTCCGATATGCTCCAAACAAGATCGCCGTTGCGTCGTGCACCTTGATAGTGCACGTTCGACGCGATGAGCGGGTAAATTCCTTGCGGGCGGCCGTTGATCCTGGGCGTGTAGCAAAAGAACTTGCCCGACAGGATCATGTCTAAGACCTGATGCTCGCGGACCTCAAACGCCGTTTGCAAAGGATTCGGGGCCGTCTTTAGCATCCGATAGCGGGGGTCTTCGATTGCTTCTCTTGCGCCCTTCGCTGACTTCTCTTTGAGTATGAACGGAATAGACGCTAGATCCTCGGTTAGAATCCGGATGCAAGCGAGCACAGCACCACAACGCATAGCTGTTTCGCGGGTAACTACTTTTCCAGCGGCCGTTTTCAGCCCGACGAATACCTCTTCCCACCCCATAGGGCTTGCAAGCGACGGCAGGGCAACCTGCGCCCGTGTCGCTTTCTTCGCTTCGGAGAGGTCTAAGAGTGTGAGGTTCATAGCACTGTCACCTTTGGCGTTGCTTTAATGAGCTTTGCGTTGTCCGGATGTGTGGCACGGCCGTAAGCCATAATTGAGGCGACAGCGCCATCTATCTTTTGCGTGTTGTCTTGCTTGTCGGGCATGAACAACCCGGTATGGTTGTGAATCCAGCGGAGGTTGCCGACTTGCCACGCGAGCGCGGGGTCGCCACTGTGCACGATTTCGCGAATCTGTACGGCCCGTTTGAAGTCACCGCACGGCGAGGCGTAGTTCATCATGGTTTGTTGGAATTTGACGATTTTGTCTTTGTGGAACGGCTTGCGTATCCATTGACCGTTGCGGTCTTTGCGGCCTTCGATGAGCTTCCTTACGAAGCCGCTGGCTAACGCCGGGTCGTAGGCAAGCTCGCGGAGGTCGAACATCTGCGACAGTTCGACAACACGGTCGGCGATGACATCAAAGTCAACGACAGGCCCAGGCGTAGCCGTGACGAAGCCTTGGTCGCGCCACAGTTCGTAAGGCGCGGCGTCACGTTGCATCCTAATCTTTATGTCGTCGCCTGGGATGAAGATGTGAGAAACGATTTCCCAACGGTCGCCCTCGACAAGCGGCGGGAAGATGAGCGGCAATGCGCTTGTATCGTCGGCGACAGAGAGGTCCAGCGCGGCAAAGCAAATGCGGCCTTTGAGCCTCTCGAACGCTTCGGCGCGGAGCTTGACGGGGTCGCCTTTGATGGCGCAAGCCTTCCACGCCTTTAGCTGAATAGCCTTTTCGAGCGAGCCGACGCGGATGTTTAATGCGTACCGCTGGAAGGCGTTCAACGACTCCGGGTCGTTGCTGGCTTCTAGCGCCTCTTGGCGCATGTCCTCAAGCTTTACGGTTACGCCGAGGTTAGGACACGCCTTTTTCCATTTCGTTTCGTCGTCCCATTCGTCGCCCTGTTGGATGACGTTTCCATCTTCGTCCTGGACTTCCTGGTCAATTTCGAGAATGGAGGCATAGAAGCGCCGGTCGTCGATTTCTCCGGTGAGGACTTTCTCGGCGTAGTTGTCGAGCGTGTTGCAAATGGACGTTGTGTCATCGGACGACGGCGCGGTCGTAATACCGATAGCCATTGGCTGCTTACGAGCACGCATACTGTACCGCTGGACGTCCCAGGCACCACGGAGCGGCCATTTATGGATTTCATCGCCGACGAAGCAATGCGTATTTTGGCCTTCCATTGACTCTTTGTCGCGGGATAGCGGGCGGAATTCGCTGTGAGTGGCGGGGTGCCGAAGACGTCGGCACGGCTGGTCTCCGACTTTGACAAAGTCTTCCCGTAGCTCTGGCGTACCCTCTACCATCGCTACGGCTTCGTCGAATACGCGGCGGGCTTGTTCTTCTGTGAGCGCGGCTGAATAGACCTCGGCTCCGCTCTCGCCGTCGTAGCCGGTCATATAGATACCCTCTACAGAACCCAGGGCAGACTTTCCGGTCTTACGTGGCCAGCGACGATACACAACGCGGAAGCGCCGGAGGTTGCGGGAGACCGGAGCGCCGTCGTCGTCTATGCCTACGACGGTAGCGGCCTTTTCCTTCCAGCCCCACAAGATAAGAAGATCCGCGATGAGCCACGGCTCGGCCTTCATGCGGGTAGGCCACTTGGACGGCTTCACCGTTTCAAAGAGCTTTACGACGCGGGCACCCGCTGCGGGGTCGAAGTAGTACTCGAAGTCGGCCGATGCCGCGAGGTCGCGGACGTGACGCTCGATGTGGAGACGGCGCATTCTGCAGACCATCTCTTTTCCGCTCATGACGTCCGCGATGTATTGCTCGGCAATGGCCGTGTACTCGGCGGTAGTCCTCAAGCGCGGGCCTCGCTTCGTAGGGCGCTAAGCAGTGCCCGGTATACGCCCTGTAAGCTTTCGAGGGTAGCGATATGAGCCTCTAACGGCGTTGGGTTGTTGGGGTATGGTAACCAACCCTCGTCTGCGGCTGATAGCCTCGCGATGTCGTACGAGACAACCGACGTCCATCCATGCCTTGTGTATTCGCACGGGCTGAGGCGCATCGAGGCGCGAGCCGCTTCCCGCACGGCCATAAAGATAGGCAGCCCCGACACACTGGCGGGCGATGCCAATGTCTCGGGGCTGTGGTGTGCGGAGGTTGTTGCGGTGGGTTGTGCTGCCCGGTTGGGCTGCAGCGAGGAACCTTTAATCCTGCGTTCGGTCTTGCGCTGAAGTGTCGCGAGCTTTGCGGCTGCGGTGCGCGTACGATCCGAGATTTTACGATTCTGTGTCATCTCAATTTGCACCCGAGGCGGGCGAGCGTTGCGCGGTTCCAGCACCGTGTGTTGCTCGCCCCTTCCTCGGGGATGAATTGAAAGTAACAGTCGAAAATCACTTCGTCAAGTCATTTTGAAAAATCATTTGAAAAAGTTTTTGCTCGGCTAATCTGCGCCGGGTCAGCCCCGGAAGTACTACGCCGCCGCTCTTGTTCCACTTCGGAAACTCAAGGGCCGCTGCTGTGAAGTCACCAGCGTTGACGAGCTTCAAAAGCGTTGACCCTGCGAGGTTTCCCCCGCCGCAGTTGTACGCGAAGTCCACCAGGGCATCGAACTGCACTTGTGTGACCGGGCGCGTCAGTAGCTTATTAACCGCGAGGACGGCGGCCGCGAGGTCTTCGAGGAGCCACACATCGGCCTGGGCTTGGCTGCACGTCATACCTTCGTAGACGTCGCGGGTGTGACCGTAACCGATGGTCCAGACCCGGCCGGTCTTATCCCAATAAGCCACGAGCTTGCAGCCCTCGAACTCATGCACGAGGGCGACAACGTTTTTAGAAGCTTTCAATGATTACCTCTTCAGGAATGCGTGTATGCGCCCGACAAGGTAGTCGAGGTGATAAGCGAAGGTTTCGTCGTCAAGCGTTGCGCCAACGGCCTCAAGCATCGCCCGTATCGCGTGCGAGCTTTCGTGCGAGATGGTCCCCGGCTCCGGGCGGGTGCTCAACACTAGCCACCCGCGCATAGGGTCATCAGCTTTCGTGACGTACCCGGCATCAGCGCCCGTGAGATCCTCGCCGAGGCGTCGGCCGGTGCGTTCTACGTTCGCGGCTATGATGACGTGGACGACGTACCCAAAGACGGCGAAGGTTACAGATGTCCGTCTGTTAGCCATTGAGCAAGTCCGACATAGACTTCTTTTTGTCGCCGCCAGGAACGGTGGGCGCGGAACGCATACCGAGCAGCGACATAATGCGGACATAGTCGCGCCGGAGGTTATCCATCCGCTTAGCGGCAGGGTGCGCGGCCGCAACGCCGGTCTTCGGGTTCACGAGGTACCGGCCCTCAAGTTCGATGACCTCTTTGGCGTCGGCAATCTCGACCGCTATGCAGGCCGCGTTTTCGATCAAAGAGCGGTGCGCCGTCGAGAGCTTTATGTTAGAGTCGAGCAGCTCGCGCACAATCCGGTCCCACTCCGCAGACTCTTTCTTGGTCAGGGCTGGAGGCTTCGCCGGGACGCCGGAAGCGAGCTTTTGGTCAGGGAGACGCGCCATAAGTCCTCTGTTTTCAAAGAGATGGATATATGAGAAATGGAATTCTCGAACAAAATATTCCAAAAATCATAAATTGTCTGTGTATGTAAATTTGAGAGCGGCGGAGGGCTATAAGGCCTTTATTTTCAAGATTTTGACCGCCACCACCCCATCCAATGCGTTATGTTACATACGTTAAGTCATTGATTCCTAACGGTTAAGCTAGAATGCGAACCTCCGTTTAGGTGCCGCTTGCTCTCGCGCTACCACGTCAGGCCATGCGCCCGTATGCGTCTTCTCCTCTAACGTCTTGCCCCGGTGACACAGGCGGCACAGTCCGCGAAGGTTGCTGCGGAAGTAGTAACCCGCGTATCGGTCCAGCGGATACAGCCCGCTTGCTTGCGCCTGGGCGATAGCCTCACGAGCCGGGACGATGTGGTCTACTTCTTCGCTTATGCGCCGGTCGCATAAGCCGCACATCGGCTGCTCGCGTACAACACGCTTGCGTAGCCGCTGCCACCGTGGACCTTTGCGTAACCGGTCTAACTCTGCGTCATACCCCGATGTATGCGTGCGGATGTCGTCAGCGCTCTGCTGTGCAGGTTGACACTCACTGCAGAACCGTTGGTCATCTGGTACGGCACGCAGGCAACCGGCGCCGCTGCAGATCCTCACGCGCAAAGCCACACGAGCATGTGAAACAAAGCTATGCCCAAAGCAACAATGCCCCACGCGAACAGCAATGCAGCAGCAAGAGCGACTAGCAATAGCGCACCAATCAACGTTTCAAACAGGAAGTCCAGCATCATTTCCCTTTCAGCATCCCGCGTATCTCAAAGAGCGCCCGGTGTATCGCGGGCATGTGGCGCTCGGCTAGTTGTTCCGTGGTTGTGTCTACCTTCTCAAGCCGTCGTTCCGCTTTCTTGAGGCGGGCTTCGAGCTTCGAGTACAACCGGCCAATCCAGAAAGCGGCAGCAACCAACGCCGGCCACGCAATGGACTCCAGCCAAGACTTAAGCCACGTGATTGGGGTCTGCAGGTCCATTCGTTTTCTCTTTGTGGGCGTGGTTGCGGTTGCTGCTGTGAAACATCGCGGCGGCAATCGTGATGAGCGAACCCGCAAAGACGGCGATGGGATCGAGAATCGAACGCATGTCCTGAGTGCTGTGGTAGTGGTGGACAGCCCACACAGAGACGCCAATACCGGCGAGCATCGTGAAAGCCGCGAGGACGCACACAAGGAACGCCCAGAGGTTGTCATGTACAGCGGTGCACGCCTGGATTAGCTTCTGCATTCGTTCTCCTGAAATGAAAAGCGGGACAGAGATTGTTGGCCTCTGCCCCGCGATAGCGAGTCTCCCGTTGCGCTGTGTCGCGAGCGCCTACCCCGCTAAAACTTCTTCGATATCCCGCGTGCTCCGCATGTAAGCTGCGGTGAACTCCGGATTCATATCCATGTACATCACTTCGTAGACCCTAGGATCTACCGGAACCGGGCAGCGATGAATCGTTGCTGCTAGGAAGCAGGTTCCGCAAGTTGGGCAGTGGTTGTGACCGAGTTTGAATGCTTCAGGTTCGGTCTGTTTTGGCCTTCCGCGCCTAGGCATTTAGCCTTCGTTTCTCTCCCCGTAGCTTGGCGTGTACGTCGTCATATCAACCCACTCCCGAGAGCTGATCATGTGCGCATACGTTATGGATTCCGAACCGATCTTCCGGCCGGCGTTTGTTGTCAGGCCCATGCGCTTGAGCTTCGCTTCCCAGTAGGCGACCAGCTTTTTGCCGTTTGTCGCCCTAGCCTTGCTCGTTTGTGTTTGTCCCTTACACTTATGCACTTTTAGGCCTTATCTTGTTGATTACGCTTGCTTTAAATTCATCTCTCGTTGCCCTCACGGCTGAGATGAAAACTCTATGTCTGGTATCTGACACTACTACCTAGAATCAACAACTTGCAAATTCGATTACCGGTCAAAACGACGACGACGCCTATAGAGTAATATTTGAAATTCATCGTGGATAAACTAACCCCTACTACGTCGAGAGATAAATCTCTCTCGTACTAGTTGTCAGGTGTTAGCCAGAATTCGTCGTACACCCTGACCCCTTAAGCAGGGCTTTCTTTTTGTTGACCCAATCCGGA